TATGCGGACAAGCAGGAGGTCGTGTTGACACCCAACCAGCAGCTCGGAGATCAGGTTCCCGCTGAGGACTTGGAGAAGAAGTATCTCGAAGATGTGGTGGGTGCGTCCAGCGACTATGACCCGGAAGACTGAGCGACTTTCCCGACTTTTGCGACTATGGCTTACGACTATGCCGAGCGACTTTGCGACTTTCCCACGACTTTCACGACTTTCGCCCGAACGACTTTGCGACTTTCCGGCGAGGGTCTGCGACTTTGACAGAGCTGCCGATCTCCCCACGAGGTCGGCGGCTTTTTCTTTCTCCGGCTGATCGGCGGCGGGTTCTACCGGGGCGGCGTGGGCGCTGCCGGGGTTCCGGTCTGATCCGGATGGCGTTTTTACCCTTTATAATGTATAGTACATTTTCTCTTGAGTTTTCGGACGGTGTAAAACATCAAGAAAAAACTTGAATTATTTTTAGAAATCCTATTGACATTCAAGTTAAAACTTGATATACTCCAATCATCAAGTTAAAACTTGAAATTGAAAGGGGTTTTTACAATGACAGTTAAACAGTTTTCAGAAGTAGCAGCGGGGCGCATTTATTTGAATGATTTCGGAAGTTCTCTTTCTGCCGTTCCCGGTTCCGTTCTCTTTGATGCTATCAAAGATTGTACAATTTGTGAAATTGAAAGCCGGGGCGGAGATTTCGAGATCACATTAGAAAAACAGCTTGTGCGGGAATGAGAAAGGAGCTTGCATCATGAAAAAGATTTTTAATTTACCCGTTTGCGGTTATGACCGGGCAAAAAGTTTTTACGGAAAAGCAAGAGTTATTGAAACGGACAACGGCGAAAAAGTTTTGCAGTCCTATAATACTTTTGTTTGTCGTATCACGGCGGCGGGGCGGTTCGTTCGTATGTGGGGCGGTTATTCTGCTACTACAATGCGCCATGTGAATAGCTTTCTTTCATTCTATGATATGAACGGCGGCGGGAAAGCGTGGTGGGATACGCAGCCGGTAGAAACGGAAAAGCCGAAAGCGGCGGATATGACCCCCGCCGAAAGTTTAAAAGCTATGTATAACCGCCGTGCAGTTAATAACATGAATTATTGAAAGGTGTGTAATAAATGAAATTCAAGACAACACAAAAGGCAATCCGGGCGAATTACAATAAAATTATTTGCGTTCCCTATTGCGGATTGCAAACCCTTTTGAATTATGAAAACCCCGTTGCGTACACGGTACGCCGTGAGGGGTGGGCGGCTGATATTTACGATATGGGCGGCGGGGTTGCCATTGTAACAGGCTATGCCCCATTTGGAAATATTCGCCCGTCCTATGAATTACGGGAACGGTACGAAACACAGGCCGAAAAAATCCGTTATGATTATAGTCTTTCCTATGAACAACAGCGGGAAAGCCTGAGAAGCCTTGCAAGGGATTTTATAAAGGGGGTTTGCAATCATGAATAAGCGGGAATATTGCGAAAGTCGGGAAAGCATTGCATATTATAGCGGTTTGAATGGCCTTGAAATCAAAGGCATTGAATACGGCATTGACGATTATGTTTATTGTATTTCCGGGGCATGGGGCGGTGGTAAAACGTTCCACCGGTGCAAGATACAATATACCCGCTCCGGGGCGGCATTTTTCCGGGTGTGTGGGTATAGGGTTCCGCTTGATGAATGTATTAGAATGGGGGTTTAATTATGAATTATATTTTCAAAACAACGGCAACAATGAAAGAATACAACAATAAAAAGTGGTACATTGACGGCGGTATTGTTTCAGATATGCGTATAAATGCGGATAGTGTGGAAAATGCGCTTGAAATTTACCGGGAACGGGTGGAAGAAAAGCATTATATCAACATTTCAAAAAATGCCATTAAAAACAAGTCGGAAATGTTCGTTGATCTATCAGACGGAGGCGCAAAACAAGTTGGTTATGTTATCACGGGCAAAACAGAGTTTGACAAGGGCGATTATACCGGATACAGCACACAGTATATTGATCTGTGGGTGACAATTCTAACCGTTATTGATACGGTATTTTAATAGGGCGGTGAAAACGTGTATTTAATTCTTTTGTTGCTTTTGCTGCCGGTTCAAATCCTGATTGAAATACTAAAATTAAATAAGTGAACGCCGCCCCGGTGCTATTCCGGGGCGGTTATTTTTTGCGCTTTTCGGCCTGATCGGGGCGGCGTGAACGGGTAACGGGGGCGGGGGATATGCCAGCGGCAGCGAGGGCGGGGTGAGCTGAAAAATATCCGCAAAAAATAAAAAGGTAATACTCAAGAAATATCTTGACAAGTTAAAACTTTAATGTTATCATGCTCTCAGAGGTGATAATTATGACTTCCAAAGAAATTGTAAACAATCTCATGCGAACACAAGGGGTAAGCAACGCTGAAATGGCAGCTAAACTCAATTTGACACAAGCTGCCCTTTGGGACAGACTCAACCCCAAAAAGACTAACAACATGACCGTTAAAAAGTTCAACGAAATGCTCAAAATGCTTGATTACAAAATTGTAGCGGTTCCTCGAAAGACCCGTCTGCCAGAAGGAGGTTTTGAAGTTGACTGACACGATGATACTTGCATTTAACGACACAGAGGTTCGTAGTATTACCGAAGAAAACGAAATCTGGTTCGCATTGGTCGATGTCTGCAAAATTCTCGAATTAAGCAATCCAAGACGAGTTGCCCAGCGGCTTGACGATGACGAGAAACGTAACTTCAAGTTACGTTTGCCGGGTCGTGACCCTTGGTTTGTAAATGAGCCGGGATTGTATCATGTTATCCTTACATCGAAGTCTGAAAAGGCTGTACCTTTCCGCAGATGGGTTACGCACGAAGTTCTTCCGTCCATTCGTAAACAGGGCTTCTACTCCCTGCTGACAAAAGAGAAGTTGATTGAAGTTCTGACTGACAAACAGCGTGAGGACAACACCTATCTTGACTGCATTGATAAATCGGCTATCAAACGTCAAGTTTTGCAAGAAACGAGAGAAAAACGGATTGAAGAAACCCGAAAGATATGGGTCAGAGAGTTTAACGGCAAAGTTGAACCTAATTTCTCGCCGGAAATCAAAAGGGAATTGAGTCAGATTTGGGAGGGAGATATGCCTATGTTCCATAAATATCTCGACAAATACCACTCAGATTGCTATAAGAAGCAAAAAGGTAAACCTATATTGTTTTAACGAGCGAAGATAGATATAGCTCACAAGCTATTGAGTTATATAACTTTCTCTTAGTACGCTCGTATATGGAGAGTTTATACACTCTAATAGCTTGTAAGCTATTACAGAAAGGAGAACGACATGACGGTAAAAGAAATCGTCTATCTGCTGTCTACAAAGCAGGGATTGACCCAAGATGACTTAGCCAATAAAATAGGCTATACCAATCAAGGGAGTGTCGCTCGTCCTCTTTCCCGTAATAGTGGAATGACCATGCGAGTTGACACACTCATTCGCTGGTTGGAGGCTTTGGACGCTCAAATCGTCATTGAACCTCTTGACGGTGATGACGGGTATGTTTTGGACGGGGAGAAAGAGTTATGAGATGGGGATATGGTCGAGTCAGTTCTAAAGGACAACGGCTCTATGGTATGTCACTTGAAGATCAGCTTGAAAAGCTGCTGGCTCAGGGTATCGACCAAGAGCATATCCTACTGGATACCTACACTGGCACGAAGATCGACAGGCCGAAGTTCAACGAAGTTCTTTCCAAGTTAGAACTCGGTGACGAATTGGTGGTATGTAAACTCGACCGCTTTGCCCGTACTGCTCCCGAAGGAGCCATGTTGGTTCGTGACTTGGTGGAACGAGGTATCAAGGTCAACATTCTCAACATGGGCGTTGCGGACAATACGCCAATGGGAAAAGTTATGGTGACAGTCATGCTTGCGTTTGCCGAGTACGAGCGGGACATGATCGTTGAAAGAACCAGTATGGGTAAGGCCATGAAGCGTGAACATGACCCCGATTGGCGGGAAGGTCGTAAATTAAAAGAAATTGATAACGAGCAGTTTGAAAAACTCGCTCAAAAACAAAAAGACGGTATCATTACCGTGGTGGACTGCTGCCGGGAACTCGGCATTAGTCGGTCTACATGGTATGACCGGTCGAGAAAGGTTGGTTGATAATGGCGTACTATCAGTTTTCATTACCCATGACTACCAGCGAAAGCTATCAGCTTATCAAGACAGTCTGTGAACGGTCTTGCACCATCAAACAGGACTGTCCGAATGAGAGCATTGAGGTTCGAACAAGGTTCCGCATGGGGAAAGGTTCTCTCCCGTTTGTGTTTTATTTGAGGGAGCTGGAAGACGGAACTGAAATCATGGTCAGCTCGGATAACGCAACACTTACGGGCGCTTTGGTGGCGATGAATGGAAATAAACCAGAAAGCGTTTGGGATTTGCCGGACAAAGAATGGAGTGATCTCATTGAGGATTTCCGAAAAGAATATCCCACCTTCCCCTTGCAAGTTGGAAAGCCTGTTCCGGTTGCCGCTGAGCCTTGTGATGATGGCATGGGGCAGGAGTCAATTAGCCGGGGCAAAAATGTATCTCTCGGTAGAGCGGCGGTTGGCGGTCTGATGTTTGGCAGCGCCGGTGCCGTGGTAGGAGGTTTTAGCGGCATCAAAAAGGCCACGAGCCAATCCCGAAACATCTTTTCTGCTACCGTTCTTTTCAGGGTGCTTTACAGCAACGGAAGGTTGATTGAGAGAACGGTCAAGAAAAACAGTAGGGAATTTGCCGAGCTGATGGCAAAATCAAGATAAGACTTCCGTAAAGACGGAAGGACAGCCGAGGGGCTATCTCAAAAGAGGTAGTCCCTCTTTTTATCTGGAAAGGAAATGCACATGAATTATGAAAAACTCTCCGGCTCTATCCGAGCCGTGATCGACCGGCGACCGGGAGATAACGGGGCGTACAGCGACCTTTTTTCTCTGTGCCGGGAGTGGGAAACCGAGGATTTCTCGGCGGCGCATAAAGTGAACAAGGAGCTGCTGGCACTCTCCGCCGATCAGGTAGTCCGTGGCGGCGGGGCGAAGTTCTATGAACAGTGGCGGCGGTGTCTTCTCTTTGAAGCGCCCCATGATTTTGACTCCTTCATGACTTATATCGAACTCGACCGTAAGCCGGAAAAGCGGTTTTATGCACCCCGCAAGCACTATCTCAGGCCGATGGTGCAGGGGTTTCAAGATGTTCTGGACGGGAAGCTGCGCCTTTTGACGATTTCCATGCCGAAACGAGCGGGTAAGTCACAAACAGGCATCAATTTTGTGAATATGCTCTCCGGCAAGTTTCCTGACCGCTCGACCCTGATGGAAGGGACAGGCGATGACCTTGTAAAGAGCTTCTACAATGGTTGTCTGGAATACCTGACAGTCCCTAACGAGTATCTGTTCTACGATGTATTCCCGGACGCACGGCTGGTACAGACCAACGCCGACACGAAGACGGTGAACCTGAAAAGCAAGTCCCGTTTCCCCACCATCATGTGTCGTTCCATTGACGCTCGACAGGTGGGCTTGTCCGAAGCCACCAATGTCCTCTACCTCGATGACTGCGTGGAAGGTCGTGAGGAAGCGAAGAACCGCCAGCGGCTTGATGACAAGTGGGAAGTGATCTCCGGCGATATTATGGGTCGTGCCATTGAAGGTACGCCGATGGTCTTTACCGGCACTCGCTATTCCCTGTATGACCCCATCGGTCGTGTGCAGGAACACGCACAGCGGGAGGGCTGGGCTTGGAGAGCGATTGAGATACCCGCCCTCGATCTCGTGACGGACGAGAGCAATTATGAGTACGAGCGGGAGGGCAAGAAGGTCTTTACCACCGCCTACTTCCGGGAGCAGCGGGAACTTCTGAGCGCAGAGCAGTTTGAGAGCGAGTTCCAGCAGCAGCCTTTTGAAGCGAAGGGTCTGCTGTTCAACAAGGACGAGCTGAACTACTTCTTCGAGCTGCCGAAAGACCGTGACCCGGATACCATCATCGCCGTTGGCGATACGGCAGAAAGCGGCTCGGACTCAACTTCCATGCCGGTGGCGATGATATACGGCAATGCTGTGTATATCGTTGATGTGGTCTTTGATGATTCTCCCGCTGAGGTGACGAAGCCGGAATGTGCCAAGTGTCTGATTGAGAACAAGGTTGCTTCCGCCGTCTTTGAGTCCAACAACGCCGGTCAATATTATGCCAGAGATGTTGACCAGATCATTCGTGAGCGTGGGTACTCTGTTGGTATCCGCACGAAGCGCACGATCTCCAATAAGCAGACCCGTATCGAGTTCGCTTCCGACAACATCAAGAAGAACTTCTACTTCAAGCACCCTTCCACCTACAAGCGGGGCAGTCAGTATTGGAACTTCATGAAGGAAGTGACCACCTACACTCGCTCCGGCAAGGTTCCACACGATGACGCTCCTGACTCCCTCTCCCTATTGGAGAACGAAATCCGTATGCTGTCCGGGGGCAAGGTGGAGGTCTTCAAGCGTCCCTACTGAAAGGTTGGTTTTGACAAATAGTGTGGCGAATGGTATGATAAAAGGTTAGTATTGACAACCATTGGAGAGTTTGATACAATGATAAGAGAGATAATAGGTAGAGGGAAGGAGGTGCTGTAAGTGGGTGCGAGAGCGTTGTTTGGTCGCCGTGTGATCTATACCGATGTTGCCGAAATCAATGCCGGGAACATCATTGATGTTCTGCAAAAGGCTTTGTTCGTCCATCTGCAAAACAGCGCCGACATTGACTATCTCTATCGGTACTATCGTGGAGATCAGCCCGTGCTTCACCGGGAAAAGGAAGTGCGGCCTGAAATCTGCAACAAGGTCGTTGAAAACCGAGCCAATGAGATCGTGTCCTTCAAGGTCGGCTATCTGATGGGCGAACCCGTTCAGTATGTGAGCCGAAGCGATGACGAGAGCATTTCCGCTGAGGTCAGCCGCTTGAACGATTATGTTCTCAGTGAGGATAAGCCAGCCAAGGACAAGGAACTGGCGGACTGGTCGCACATTGGTGGCACTTCCTATCGCATGGTGCTTCCTGATGGGGAAGCCGATGTAGAGGAAGACGAAGCTCCTTTCGAGATTTTCACTCTTGACCCCCGCTTTGCCTTTGTGGTCTACTCCACCGCTCTCGGCAACCCTGCCATGATGGGCGTAAAGTATGTGAAGGACGAGAACGGAAACCTGATTTTCAGTTGCTACACCCGTGACCACTACTACGAAGTGGAGAATACTTGGGCGATCATTCGGAGTGAACCTCAGATTTTGGGTATTCCCATCATTGAGTACCCGGCGAACAAGGCTCGGCTGGGAGCCTTTGAGATTGTCCTCCCTCTGCTGGACGCTATTAACACCGTGGAGAGCAACCGCCTTGATGGTGTGGAGCAGTTCGTACAGGCGCTCATGCTGTTTCACAATGTTGATATTAACACTGAGGATTTTCACCAGCTTCGTGACGAGGGCGCTATCAAGTACAAGGACATTGACCCGCAGTTCAAGGCTGAGATCGAGTATCTGACCTCGGAAATGAACCAGACACAGACACAGACCCTCGTGGACAGTATGTATAACACCGTCCTGACGATCTGTGGTATGCCGAACCGCAACGGTGGTTCTTCCACCAGCGATACCGGCTCTGCGGTCATCATGCGTGATGGTTGGTCTGCCGCCGAAGCGAGAGCAAAGGACTCCGAGCTGATGTTCAAGCAGTCCGAGAAGGATTTCTTGAAGCTGGTTCTGCGTATTTGCCGTGACCTGAGTGACCTGACACTGAAACTCAGTGGTCTGGAAATCCGCTTTACCCGCAGAAATTACGAGAATATCACGGAAAAGGCAAATGTGCTGACTGCCATGCTTGCCAATCCGAAGATCGCCCCGGTTCTGGCCTTTACTCATTGTGGCTTGTTCTCTGACCCGCAGCTTGCGTACCGTATGAGTATGGATTACGCTGAGGAACAGGAGAAAAAGGCCGCTGAACTCGCAACCAAACAGAAGGAGGTTAATCCTGATGGTGGAAACAAGGGAGCTGAAACTGACCCCGGAAGCGGTCAGCAAGATTGAGGAAATCTTAAAGCACCACAATCAGGCGGAAGTCAAGGTGGAGGACAGCTCCATCGTGGTTATTGAGATACGCCGGAAAAAGAAATATTGAGTGGGTCAGGCAAGGGCTTGACTGACAGCCGTGGGGCTACTGATACCGAAAAGGTATTGGTAGCCCTTTTATTTTTCCTTCCAATGCCCTCGGAGTTTTCGGACAGTCCGTGAAAGCTCAATCTTTTCGGAGATATGAGAAAGGCGAAGACAATAATTTGACCGCCGTAAGGCGTTGAATGGTCAGGGAAGACCTTAATCGCAAACGGGAGACAACCCGTAAAAACGGAAAATAGTGCTGAGTGAACAGCCTTGTTAAACGCAGGAGGTAATCATTATGGCAAAGATCGACACCAGCAAAATTACGGGCTATGCGGAAATGTCTGCGGAAGACAAGCTGAAAGCTCTGGAAGCGTTCGAATACGAGGACAACGCCGCCGAGCTGGAAAAGCAGAAAGCCGCCGTTTCCAAGGCCAACTCCGAAGCCGCTGAGTGGAAGCGCAAGCATAACGCTCTGTTGGGTGAGGACGAGAAGAAGAAGCAGGAGCAGGAGGAAAAGTTCGCCAACATGGAGAAGGAGCTTTCCGAGCTGCGGGAAGCCAAGCGTGTTTCCGAGTTTAAGGCCAAGTTCATCGCTCAGGGCTATGACGAGGCTCTTGCCGAGGACACCGCAAAGGCGATGGCTGATGGTGACTCTGCCAAGGTGTTTGCCAACCAGCAGAAGTTCCTTGACGAGTATGCAAAACAGGTCAAGGCTGACGCTCTGAAAAAGACCCCCAAGCCCACTCCCGGTGCCGGTGGCGGTACTGGCGAGATGGATTACGCCAAGAAAATCGAGGAAGCACGGACAAACGGTGATTTCGCCGCCGTTGCTTACTACACCCGCCTGCAAGCCGAAGCGGAAGCGCAGGCGAAAAAAGAGTAAAGGAGAGTTTTTACTATGGCAGATCAGTTTGCTATGAGTTTCGGGGTACTCAATTACTCCGGTATGCTCTTTAACAAGGGCAACACCCGCACCCCTCTGAGTTCTATCATCGGCGGTCGTGCCAAGACCACGAACCATGTTGAGTTCGTGACCGGTCAGGAGTTCACCTCTGGCGGCGGCGCTCAGCCTACTATCAGCGAGAGTGCTTCTCTGACCGCCCCTGACGCTACCGTTGTGACCCGTGCGCAGAAGACCAATGTGACTCAGATCTTTCAGGAGTCTGTGGGCATTTCCTACGGGAAGATGTCTAACATGGGTACTCTGAGCGGTATCAATGTGGCGGGTCAGCAGGCCAACCCCATGAACGAGCTGGACTTTCAGGTTGCCGCCAAGATGATGAAGGTCAATGCCGACATTGAGTACACCTTCATTAACGGCGTTTACAGCAAGGCCACTGATGATACCAAGGTCAACAAGACCCGTGGTCTGGTTCCCGCAATCACTTCCAACACTACGGCGATGGCTTCCAAGCCCCTCGGCCTGTGGGATATTGCCGACATGGTGAAGAAGATTTACGGCGCTCACGCTCCCACCGATGGCCTGTGCCTGTGGTGTGACGCTGTGACCATGTTCCAGATCAACGCTGACGCTGTTCAGAACGGGCTGACCGTGGTTCCCGCTGCCCGTAACATCAACGGTATCGCCCTGTCCAGCGTGGTCACGCCCATCGGTGTTGTCTACCTGTATCTTGGCGAGTACCTGCCTGCCGGTACTGCCCTGCTGCTGAACCTGAGCGTTCTGGCTCCCGTTTATCAGCCTGTCCCCGGTAAGGGCAACTTCTTCCTTGAGCCGCTGGCAAAGGTCGGCGCTGGTGAGAAGTATCAGCTCTTTGGTCAGATCGGCCTTGACCATGGCCCTGAGTGGTTCCACGGTAAGTTTACCGGTATCTCTACCGAGTTTACCGCTCCCACTTACAGCCGTAGCGTTTTCATCGCCAATGACGCAAACAACCCTGTGAACACTAAGGCCGTTGCTGGCGGCTAAGAGTGGCGCAGGAGTAAAACAGAGATTTTAGAAAGGAAAGGTGGAAAGCATGACGGACGCTGAGAAGTTGAAAATGGTGAAAGCCATGACCGGCGAGACAGACGAGGACACGCTTTCCACCTACCTTTCTATCGCCGGAAACAAGGTGTGCCGCAAGGCATATCCCTTTGACCCCGCCGTGACCGCTGTTCCTGACCAGTACGCCCACATTCAGGTGGAGATCGCCGTGTATCTGCTGAACAAGCGGGGAGCCGAAGGGCAGACCGCTCACAGCGAGAACGGTATCTCCCGCTCCTATGAGGACGGCGATGTGCCGCCTACGCTGCTGAGGGACATTGTTCCCTTTGCCGCTGTGATGGGAGGTTGAGTGCATGAGGACGCTGAACCGCAACAAATCGCCCTTCTGGTATCTGCTGTATGACAGCAAGGCTCCCGCCAAGGACGAGTACGGCAACGAAACCGGCGAGGAACTGGTGGTTTACAAGCCTGCCGTGGCGATGAACGCCAATATCTCGGCGGCGACCGGCTCCGCTCAGGTGGAGCAGTTCGGTAATTTCGCAGGGTACGACAAGGTGATCGTCACCGATGACCTGAGCTGCCCCATTGACGAGAATACCGTGCTGTTCATCGACAAAGAACCGCAGTATGACAAGGACGGGAAGCCGCTCTACGATTACATGGTCAAGAGGGTCGCCAAGTCCCTCAACTCCATTTCCTATGCGGTCAGTAAGGTGACGGTATCGTGAGTCAGACGATCAATGTTCCGCTCTCCGGGAGAGGGATTGAGCGGCTGATACGGGAAACCGAAAACCGGAAGAACCGGCTTCAAGAGCGGACTGCGGTCTTTCTCGACCGGGTGGCGCAAGAAGGAATGGAAATTGCTTCTATCAAGTTCTCGCAGGCCGTTTATGACGGCACGAACGATGTTTCCGTGACGGTGGAACCCCGTGGGAACAATGTTCGAGCGGTGGTGGCGACAGGTGGGGCTACCCTGTTTATCGAGTTCGGTACAGGTGTGACCTACCCGGACGATCACCCGGAAGCGGGAGAACTCGGCATGAAGCGTGGCGAATACGGTCAGGGTCACGGCAAGCAACCGTCTTGGGGCTATTACGGCGAACCCGGTACGAACGGAGTGCTGAAAGAAAAGAAAAATGGCGGGTTCGTGGTCATCACCCACGGCAATCCCGCCAATATGCCGATGTACGAAACGGTAAAGGAGCTGCAAGACCGGCTCACGGAGATTGCGAAGGAGGTATTTTCATGATTGATGTGGAGAGTCAAATCTACACGCCGATTGCGGAAGCCCTGAGAGCGCAATTTCCCGGCATCTTGGTCAGCGGTGAGTATGTCAACGCCCCTACCCGTTTCCCCTATGTGAGTTTGGTGGAGCAGGACAACTACACCACGGAAGCTCACATGGACAGCGGCGATACGGAGAGGTTCGCCACGCTGATGTACGAGGTGAATGTCTACTCCGATAAGGCAGGCGGTAAGAAATCTGTTTGCCGAAAAATCATGAGGTTTGTGGACGATCTCATGTACGCCAAAAATTTCCGGCGCACTTCTCTGTCCCCGGTTCCCAATTTGGAGAACGCAACAATTTACCGTCTGGTTGCCCGATACAAGGCTGAAACGGACGGAACCACTCTTTATAGGAGGTAAATGAAATGGCTATTTCCACCTACAAGGTTTTTTTGATGAAGAAAGCCGACACTGGCGAACAGTGGAGCAAGCTGATCGACATTAAGGAGTTTCCTGACCTCGGCGGTGAACCCGAAATGCTGGAAACCACCACCCTGAGCGACAATATGCAGACCTACATCGCCGGTATCCAGTCCCTCGATGGTCTATCCTTCACCGCCAACTACACGCTGGCTGATTTCCAGACCCTCAAGGCTTTGGAAGGCAAGAAGGCCAGCTATGCGGTCTGGTTTGGCGGCACCGAGAGCGATGGCACTGTTACTCCCGATGGCTCTAACGGTAAGTTCTCCTTTGACGGTGAGCTGTCCGTGTATCCCGTGGGCGGCGGCGTGAACGAAGTGGTGAACATGAACATCACCATCGCTCCTTCCACCCCCATCACTTTCTCCGCAACCTAAGACACCAACAATCGCCGTATTGATAAGGAGGATTTATCATGGCAAAGCAGTTGACGATCAATGACCCTACTACCGGTGTGACTTACACGCTGGAATACACCCGCAAGACCGTTGAAGCAATGGAGAAGAACGGCTTTGTTGCTGCTGATGTGGAGCGCAAGCCTATGACTCTGCTTCCGGCTCTGTTTGCCGGTGCGTTCCTCGCCCATCATCGGTTCGTGAAGCGTGATGTGATCGACAGCATTTACGCTCGTATGAACCACAAGGACGAGCTGATTGCCGCTCTGGTGGAGATGTATAACGACCCCCTGCTGAGTCTGCTGGACGAGCCTGAGCAGGAGGGCAACGAGGGAAACCTGAGCTGGAAGACCGGCTGGTAAGCGACCGATCTTCCAGAAGTGAGGGGGGCGGCGGCGACCATCGCCCCGCTCCCCTTCTCGCTTACACGCCAAAGTTTTATGAGGTTTTTCCGTATTATCTGTCCATTGGCATGACCTATGAGCAGTTTTGGGAACAGGACTGCGAATTGGTGAAGTATTACCGAAAGGCGGCGCAGATCAGGCAAGACCTGAGAAATCAAGACGCTTGGCTCCAAGGAGCTTATTTTTACGAAGCTCTTATTGATGCCGCCCCAGTTCTTCGTGCTTTCGCCAAGAAGGGAACCAAGCCCACACCGTATCGGGAAAGCCCCTATGAGTTGTTCAGTCGGCAGGATAAGAAACAGCAGAAGCAGCTTCAAGAAAAACACGATGACCAAGCCAAGGCATACATGGAAGCCTTTATGGTGTCGGTCAATAAGAAATTTCAAGAGAAAGGTGGTGGCGTAAGTGGCTGACAATGTGGAAATTCAGGGGTTGGAGTTTCAGATCGTCAATGACAGTACGCAGGCGGTCGCAGGGCTTCAAAACCTGATTAACACGCTCAATCGTTTGAAAACCGCTACCAACGGCGGCGCAACGGGTCTGAGCAAGACCGCTCAGGGTATTCGGGAGCTTTCCAATTCTCTGAAAGGCTTGAACAGCGGTGACGCTTCGCAGAAGATCACCCGGCTTACCAATGCGCTGACCGCTCTGAGTCAGGTTGGGAATGTGAAGATTTCTTCCTCTATCGCCAACCAGCTCACGGCAATCAACACCGCTCTCGCTGGCCTGAAATGGACGGACGGCGACAAGCTGACTTCCCTTGCCAACGGTTTACGCCCTCTCTCCGAGTTGGGTAAGGCCAATATGACCACCTTTATCAATCAGCTCTCCAAGCTGCCGAAGGTGATCGAGGATTTGGAAGCGGCGGATATTGACAAGTTCACACAGCAGATGACCGCTCTTGCCGCCGCCATGAAGCCTTTTGCCGATGAAATGCAGAAGGTGTCCAACGGTTTCTCGGCGTTCCCGTCCAAAATCCAAAAGCTGATTACCAGCACGGAGAAATACAACGCTTCTGCCCGTAAAGCAACCTCCACCACCGGGAAGTTCACGAGCGGATTGAAAGCGTTGAATGTCGCCGCTGTTGCAATCACTTTCCGCAAAATCGGTCATTTCATCGCACAGGCGGTTACGGAGTCCAACAAATATCAAGAAGACTTGAACCTGTTCACGGTCGCCTTGGGTCAGTATGCCGCCGAAGCTCAAAACTACGCTGAAAAGGTGTCCGATGTCATGGGTATCGACCCGGCACAGTGGCTCCGCAATCAGGGCGTTTTCAACACGCTGCTGACCGGCTTCGGTGATACAGCAGAACGAGCGCAGCTTATGAGCCAAAACCTGACGCAGTTGGGCTATGACCTTTCTTCGTATACAAATATTCCTATCGAAGAAGCTATGTTGAAGTTACAGTCCGGTATTTCCGGCGAGTTGGAACCTCTGCGGCGCTTGGGCTACGATCTATCGCAAGCAAAGTTACAGCAAACAGCACTTAACCTTGGTATCAAGGAAAGCGTTGCCAACATGACGCAGGCAGAAAAGGCCGAGCTGAGATACTACGCCATTATGACTCAGGTGACAACCGCTCAGGGTGATATGGCGAGAACGCTGGAAGCTCCTGCAAACCAGCTTCGTATCTTGCAGGCACAGCTTACACAGGCCGCACGAGCTATCGGTAACATCTTCATTCCCGCACTGAACGCAATTCTTCCCTACGCAATCGCTGTTGTTCAGGTCATTCGGGAAATCGCCGATGCCCTTGCCAACCTTGCAGGGTTCAAGCTAACCGATGTGGACTATTCAGGAGTGAATAACGCCGCTGTCGGAGCTGGGTCTTTGGCTGATAATCTTGATGATGCTGCCGGTGCTGCCAAGAAGCTGAAACAATACACCGCAGGTTTTGACGAGCTGAACATTATTCCTTCCACCAGTGGGAGTGGTTCCGGGGCGGGTGCTGGTGGCGCAGGCGGATTTGATTTCGATTTGCCTACCTACGATTTCCTTGGTGACGCTGTGCAGACCCGCATTGGTGAAATCAAGAAGATGATTGAGGACACTCTCGCAGAGATCACCACGATTGTTTCCGGCTTTATGCTGGCGGTAGGTGCAATTCTGGTCGTAACCGGCGTAAACATTCCGCTGGGTGTCGGCCTGATGGCGGCGGGTGCGGTCGGCCTTGCGGCTACCGTTGGGCTGAATTGGACTGCTATGAGTAGCGAACTGGCAAGTACGCTGGCTCTCATTACAGGTGTTGTCGGCGGCTTCCTGCTGGCGCTTGGCGCAATTATGGCGTTCTCCGGGGCAAACCTTCCTCTTGGTATCGCTTTGATGGCCTTGGGCGGAGCAAGCCTTGTAACTGCCGCTGTTATCAACTGGCATAATAGTGACCGGCACCTCACTGACGCTTTGACCACCTTAACGGGAGTTCTGGCGGGTGCTTCTCTGGCGGTAGGCGCTATGTTGGCCTTTACCGGGGTTGCAACCGGGCTGGGTATTGCGCTGATGGCTGTTGGTGCTGTCACGCTTGTATCTGCCGCAGCTCTGAACTGGAATAGTATCCCGGATGCTCTGGCTTCTCCCTTGTCCAGAGTCGGATTGCTGGTCAGCGGAGCAACCTTGGCACTCGGCGCTATCCTCGCTTTCTCCGGGTGTATGCCCCTCGGCATTGCGCTGATGGCGATTGGTGCTACTTCTCTGGTTTCCGTAATGGCTCTCAACTGGAATGGCCTGAGCGATGAAATCCAGAATGTGATTGCCATTATTACCACGGTCGTATCTGTGGCGTTCCTCGCTATCGGTGCGGCACTGGCGTTCTCCGGGGCGAATATCCCGTTGGGTCTGGCTCTGCTGGCGGCGGGTGCGGTCACAATGGGTACGGCTATCATGCCGAACTGGAATGATCTCTCCGACAATGTTCAGCAGAAGATCAGCATGATTACCACCATTGTCGGCGGCGCTCTCTTGGCTGTCGGCGCTATCCTTGCTCTAAGCGGAGTCGCCCTTCCTCTCGGTCTTGGCCTGATGGCGGCTGGCGCATTGAGCCTTGGCGCTGTTGCTACCCTGAATTGGGATTTTGTGGTTAATTCCATTAAGAAAGTCGTATCGGTCATCACGGGTATTCTCAGCGGCGCATTGATCGTTCTCGGTGTCCTACTGTGCCTGAGCGGTGCGGGTGTTGGTCTTGGTCTGGCGGTACTGGCGGCGGGTCTGTCCCTGTCGTATGCGGCATGGACGCTGGACGATAACCCCATTACTCGCTTTGTGCGACAGATGGCGAACTCCATCATTGGACTTGTGAACGGTGTCATTGACGCAATCAATGATATGTTCCACATCCAGTTCAACGGTCTGTCTGTTATGGGTATCACGCTTATTCCGGCGTTTGATATTCGATTGGTGGATATTCCGCATATTCCGTTCTTTGAAGACGGCGGCTTCCCAAACGAAGGACAGCTTTTTATCGCCCGTGAAGCGGGTGCGGAAATGGTCGGTGCGATGGGGCGCAGAACGGCGGTTGCCAACAATGACCAGATCGTTGAGGGTATCTCCGCTGGCGTGTCCGTTGCCAACGATGGCGTGATCGCCGCTATCTACGCTCTGCTGAATGTTGTGGAAGAAAAGGATATGTCCGTTGTCATTGGTGACAATGAGATCGGTCATTCCTACGACCGCTACAAGGAGAAGCGTGGTCGGCAAGTATCTACTGGCGTGTTCGCCAATGCCTACTAAGGAGGGCTGAGGAAATGCAAAGTTTCATTACAATCAATGGCACAAAGTTTCCTCAGCCCCGTAGGGGCTTAGAGCTGCTGTCTGCCACTATCGTAGACTCCGCCAGAAATGCCAACGGCGTTGTGGTAGGTCAGAAGGTAGGCAGAGATCAACAGAAGCTCAATAATCTCTTTTGGGGGTATCTGACTGCGGAACAGTGGTCTGCCATGTTGCAGATTTTTGACAAGAACTTCTTTGTGACAGTCACTTATCCCGATATGGTGAACAACCGCTGGACAACCAGAAAGATGTACCCCGGCGACCGCACGGCGACCCCGTACCATCTTGACCCGAACACGGGGCTTCCTGCGGACTACATCAACTGCAAAGTCAACATCATTGACTGCGGCGAACCGTTCTAAGGAGGTGCAGCCGTGAAACAGGTAAGCAACGCTTACAAGCTGTCGATGAAGTCTTTGCTCCGTGAGCAGTCCTTTGTGGAGATCACCTTCTCTCAGGTGGACACAGCGGCGGCAACAGACGGTAATTGGGTCAGCAACGGGGCGCAGAGCTATTCCGAGTTCGACACGCTGGACTACGGATATGATTATCAGGAGTCCTATGCGGCGTTGGAGCTGAACCGGTGGGCGCTGGACGGAAATACGGTCATCGTTCCTTCTTCCGGGACGATGTATGACGGCTTTGTTTCGAGTCACATGAGTAATGCTGAGGGCAAGTTCACCACCCCTGCGGTGCTGACCCGTGCTTTCAGCAATCCTCATACCTTCCCCGGTATCACTCTAACTTTTGACACTCGCTATCGGGAATGGCCTGACACCGTGACGGTTGATTTCTACCTGAATGGGGCGGTACTGGAAAGTCTGACCCTTCCCGTAGAGGGAACAGAGTTGGTCATTAACACGAAGGTCGCTTCTTGTGACAAGATCACATTGACGATGGGGAACACCCTCCCGTACCGCCGACCTCGGTTGCAACAGGTTCTCTACGGTGTGCAGAAGAAATTTGGAAATGATGACATTGTTTCCATCAAAGAGTCTCACGATGTAGACCCGCTCTCCCGCAGACTGCCGCAGGAAACCATGCAGTTCGTTCTTTTGGATTACGAACACAATTATGACCCGGACAACCCGAAAGGCATTTATGCCTATCTGGATAAGAAGTCACCGATTTCTCTCCGATACGGTTATATGCTTCCCACGGGTAAGGTCGAGTGGCTGAAAGCGGACAAGTATGTGCTGAACGGCAAACCGAAAGCCGCCAAAAATCAGGCCACCTTCGCAGGGACAGGTCTGGTTGGAAGTCTGACCGGAACCTTCTACAAGAGTAAGCTCGGTTCCAAGAACTTCTACGACATGGCTGAGGAAGTGCTTTTGGACGCAGACCTAACGCTGACAGCGCAGGGTACGCACCCGTGGGTGATTGACCCGGCCTTGAAGCAAATGTTCACTACGGCGGCACTCCCCATTGACTCGCACATGAACTGTCTGCAACTGATCGCTCACGCCTGCCGCTGCCGCCTGTTTACAGACGATGACAATATCATTCACATCAAGCCTTTTGGTGTGACTGTGGTTGGTATTTACAGCGGCGTATGGGCGGATAACGGTCATCTGTGGTACAGCGAGTGGGACACTGTTGACCGTGGCAATAAGGTCGGTAACACCTATGCGGCGTTGGAATTGAACCGCTGGACACTGGACGGTGGAGATCAGGTCATTGTCGAAGACACCGACCCCTCCGGTCGAGGGTTTATCAGTGAAGCGATGACTGCGGCAGATGGCACTTATACCATAAAGCCGACCTTCACCAAGACCTTTGATGTTTCTCACGACCTTCCCGTGTTGGCTTTCCGCTTTGATACCCCCTTGGACGAGTATCCCACCTCTATTCAGGTGAAGTATTACGCCGGGACGAAGCTGCTGGACACGCAGACCGTGAAGGGTATCACTTCTGCGGAGGTGTTTGTCAACAGCGAAGCGGCGATTGACTGCACCAAAATTGAGGTGACGATGGACGGTGGCCTGCCGTACCGCCGTATGCGGGTGAGCAAGCTCTACTACCGTGAAACGGACTTCACGCTGGACTTTGACTCGATTGATAAGGACTCCCAATCCATCGCAAAGATCGACCAGCTCAAAGCGGTGTCTGTCGCTAAGTATGCGTATACGGCGGCAAATGATACCACCAAACTTTTCGAGGGAACGACCACCGAAACTCAGCTTCATGTCGAGTTCTCTGGTCTTGCACAAGATGTTTCCATCTCTGTTTCTGGCGGCTCGTTGGTATCCTCCAACATTTATGCCAGAGCTGCGGATTTGGTGTTATCCTCCGGCACTAAAACCGTAGTCATTACCGGCAAAACTCTGTCTGAGAACTCGGTGGTCGTTTCCTATCCCGTGGCTCTCGATGGAGAAATCGACAAGGAGGAAAACCCCCTTATCACCAACGATACGATGTGCGCCGCTCTTGCCGATCAGGTGAAAAAGTATCTGCAAATGAGAAACACCTATCAGACAAAATACCGTGGCAATCCTGAGTTGGAAGTGGGCGATGTGATTGGCTTGCAGACGCTCTACACCGATGAAATGGACGCATTGATCTTGGTGGACGAGATCACATTTAACGGCTCTCTGAGCGGAAAGTTGAAGGTGAAAGGTCTGATATGAGTATTATTGATAATCTCGTCTACGACCGCACACAGGCCGATGTGGACAGGGTTTTTACCCTGAAAAACAAAATCCTCACGGAAGGGCTTTCGAGCCTTTCCGCTGAGGAAAAGACCGAGTACATGGCTGGTATGAAGGGTGCTTACAATTACGGGGACATGAACCGTGTGGGACAGGCGGTAGCCTATATCGCCAACCGCATGACTTCTCTCCCCGGACAGTTGGCGGCATACCGAGCGGAGAAAGGAGTCGCTAATGACCCGATCTACCAAGTTCCGTATGACCCTTCCTCAGTGGTGGTTGCGGCAAAGACGAATTGGGCGGTGGGTGATACGCCCACCCAATCTCTCGTGAAAGCCTATTTGAACAACCTGACGGTTCTCCGAAAGCAGCTCACGCTTCCCCCGGACGCACCGCTGGTTCCGAGCAGTCTGGACAATCTCACTTTTTCCACGGCAAACAACATCGAATATCTCCTGTATGTCATCGACACAACGTTGACCGAGGTAGAAACCGAGCTGTATTCCAAGATCGACCGCACGGTGGACGCTTTCGCTTATGTTGGTCTGTATAACTGCGGAGAGTAAGGAGGAAATTTCATGAAAGATACTGTCATCAAGGGCAACGGTAAGTCCCGCTCTATCAAGGCTCCTACCGATATGCCTGCAACCTTCGAGGAATGGCGCACACAGCTTCTCGCTGGAACCGCCACCCTCGACATTGGTCTGAACGCCGCAGGCTGTGATGTGGTCGGCACAGCCATGAGCAAGGCAAATCTGCTGTCCGACACCACCAAGTCGGCACTGGAACTGAGTAGCAGCGACCCCACGGTGAATGACGCTCTGTATGCTCTGAGCCAGAAGGGTTCTCCCGCAGAGGTGCGTGTCATCGCTGATATAGGCTCGACCGTCACCATGAGTAGGGGTGGCAAAACTCTGACAGGCAAGGTTGCTTCGACCGGCTATGCCACTCTGTACCCGACCGAGCTGGGTGACTGGACTATCGTGTTTACTTACAACGGTTCTCAGAAAACCAAGGTTTACACGCTGGAAGTCATCGGTATCGTGTATGTCTATCCCTTTGTGGTCGGTGCTACGCTGGAAGCTACCTCTTGGGACAACATCGCCGCTGTTTCCAAGTTCGGTCAGGCTCCGAACTACTGGAAGGTCGGTGACAAGAAGAACATTACTGTCAACGGCGTGACCTATGCGGCGCAGATCATCGGCTTTGACCACGACACTCTGACTACCGCAGATGGCGGTCGCACCAAGGCTGGTATCACCTTCCAGTTGGTCGATTGTTTGAACACGACCTATTCCATGAACGGCTCCAATACCAATGTGAACGGCTGGCGTGGTTCCACTATGCGTACCTCCACAATGGCAACGCTGCTGAACCAGCTTTCCTCTGACCTGAAAAGCGTGTTGAAGTTCGTCAACAAAGTGACCAGCAAGGGAAACAATCAGTCCGGTTTGGAAACCACTTCCGACAAGCTGTTCCTTCTGTCCGAGATCGAAGTCTTTGGCGCTACTCAGTATTCTTACGCTGGTGAGGGTAAGCAATACGAGTATTATACCGCTGGCAACGGCACCATTAAGAAGGTCAATGGTTCTGCGAGCTACTGGTGGGAGCGTTCTCCTTATTCCGGCAACACCTACAACTTCTGTAGTGTGAACGTCAACGGCACCGCCAACTTTAACGGCGCCAGCAACTCCTTTGGCGTGTCCTTCGGCTTCTGCGTTTAATCCCCGGTTTCATCAACATCAATCCCGCCCCGTCAGGGGCGGTGTAAGAAAGGAATGTTGGCGTGTCAGTCATCAAAGCTATGCGTGGCGAAAGCTCCATGCAGTTCATCGAAACCGCCAGACGGTTAGAGCTTCACGCTTTCTCCGTCTGCACCAAGGCTCCTAAAAGATACGCACCTCTGCTGACAAACCGTATCTTCGAGCTGGCTTCCACGGTTCACGAAGAAGTCCGAGCGGCGAACAACATCTATCCGCACAATCAGCATGAAGCGCAAATGCGGCGAGATCACCTGATTAACGCCAACATCGCCCTTCAAAATCTCAGCCCGAAGCTGACTTTGCTCTATGACGCTATTCTCCAAAATCCTGAAAAGTGTCCGTGGATTGACCACGCCATGAAGGAATTTGGAGAGTACATCACGGACGAAGCACAGCTTATCTCCAAGGTTCGGAAAGCTGACCACGAGAGGTATAAAGACCTCCCGACATGAGTTTTTCATTGGGTCAAGCCCTGTAATTGTTACCGTTTCTGCGAACAACTGGTGGGAGCGTTCTCCTAATTCCGGCAACACCAACAACTTCTGTAATGTGAACAACAACGGCAACGCCAACAATAACAACGCCAGCAACTCCAATGGCGTGTCCTTCGGACTCTGCAACTTCGCATAGGTCAGTCGTAGTAACCCCTTTGGGCGAAATCAGTACCTTTTGCAGAGGGAGGGCTTGTTCCCGGCTACCAAGCCAAAACACCCCGTCCGATGTAGTCAGCCGGACGCTTCTTGCATGGTGAGCGATTGTACGGTAGCTCATTTCATGGCTGGTACTACAAGCAGTTAGAACCCGTACCCGACAATAAGACTGTACGGAGGGGAACCTTCTATGACAAGTGAAGAACGGAGAGAATCCCGTTATCAGCGCAGGAAAGCCAAGCGGGACAAAGCTCGTCTGCGGCGAAGCAAAGAATGTGGTGATTTTGATGAAGTCTTTTCGTTCAGACACCTTTACCTTTCCGGGAAGAAATGCTGTAAGGGTGTCTACTGGAAAAACTCAACTCAGCGGTATATCGGCAATATCATTCCGATTATCGCAAAGACCCATCGTGAACTTCAAAACGGAACTTTCAAGCACCGTGGTTTTCACGCTTTCACCATCATGGAGCGAGGGAAGAAGCGGTATATCCGATCAGTCCATATCACGGAACGAGCGGTTCAAAAGTGTCTGTGTGACTACTGCTTAGTTCCCATCTATTCGGCCTGTTTCATCTATGACAACTCAGCCAGCTTGAAACACCGAGGTATGGACTTCGCCCTGCGCCGTATGACCTGTTACCTCCAACGGCATTACAGGAAGTACGGTCTGGAAGGAGGGGTTCTGCTTTACGATTTTCACAGCTTCTTTGACTCAGCTCCACATGAGCCGCTGTTCCGTGAAGCCGACCGCAGGCTTCATGACCCGAAAATCAGGGAGCTTGCGAACAGCTTTGTTACGGACTTCGGCTCTGTGGGCTTGGGTCTTGGCAGTCAGGTGTCTCAGACGAACGCCCTTATGCTTCCCAATATGATCGACCACTACTTCAAAGAGGTCTGCCGTATCAAAGCCTATGAGCGATACATGGACGATGGTGTGGCAATCAGCCCTGACATTGATGACCTGTATCTCTGTATGGACGGGTTAAAGATTATCTGCGAGAAGTGCGGTCTGGAACTGAACTTGAAGAAGACAAGGGTAGTTCCTCTCAGAGATTATTACCGCTGGTTGAAAACGAGGTTCATTATCACACCGACCGGCAAGGTTGTTCGGAAGATGAACAGGGACTCAACAAAAATCGTTCGACACAAGCTCAGGGCTTTCCGAGGAAAGCTCGACCGGGGCGAAATGACCTTGGCTGACATTCGTTGTTCCGTGGACTCCTACAACGGTCACATGAAGCGAGGTCACAGTTTCAAGGTGCGGCAGCGCACCAATCAGTATTTCAAATCATTGTACGGGTTCTACCCGGACGAGAAAGGTTGGAAAAGCCATGTATAAAATCATCAAGAAGGACGCAGTTCTCGGCATTGTGAGCAATCTAACTTGGGTATGTATGCAGGAAAACGGCTGCTACGGCCTGACGGTCGAGGACAATGCACAGGGTATTGCCTTGAACGGCACCGTGTACCATGTCAACGGACACCCCGAACTGGACGGTGCTGAAACGGTTTCGGTCGAAGAAGTGGACGATGGCGTTTACGCTTCCAGTCTGACCGCTCTGCTGACTGACCCGAACGACATTCGTAATTCTGAGCAGTTCCGCAAGGCTGTTCAGATGTTCGCCAAAAGCCTTGACGAAGACTCTGCGATGGTGGTTGCAACCATCTATGACCCCTATCAGGTCGGTCATGCCTATGCTGTTGGTGATTATTTCACCTACGGTGTGAACGGTGTAGGCGACCCGCAGCTCTACAAGGTAGTACAGGCGCACACTTCTCAAGCAGATTGGAAGCCTGACGCACTTCCCGCTCTCTACACGCCGATTGGCCTGACCCCCTCCGGCTACCCTGTGTGGACTCAGCCAACAGGCGCTCATGACGCTTACAACAAGGGTGACATCGTGAGTTACAACGACAAGCTGTACCGCAGTCTGATTGACGGAAATGTGTATTCCCCGGACGCTTATCCTGCTGGCTGGGAAGAATACACCGGCAAGTAAAAAAGGGGGAAGGACATGAGTGACGCAATTCTGGTCGCTATTATCACGGGTGGTCTGAGCCTGCTTGGTATCATCTACTCGTCCGGCAAGTCTGCCAGCAAGGTTGACGCAAAACTGGACAAGCAGCAGGCGGTTATCGAAACCAAGTTGAACGAACTGACCCGTGAAGTGCGGGAACACAACAATTTCGCAAGGCGTGTGCCCGTGGTTGAAGAACAGATCAAGGTCATCAACCACCGTATCGAGGACTTGGAGGGCTTTCACAAGCCTGCATGACCCGAAAGTAAGGTGATAAAGGTGAGTAATCGGGTCAAAATCCCTATAACTTTCTCTTAGTATGCGTGTATAAGAGGGAGTTTATAGGAAAAACACCCGATTACTCACCTAACTCACCTAAATTAAAAATTGGAGGTAAAAATTATGCTTGAAACCATTTTGCACAACCTGACGAACATTGGCTGGGCGATGCTGATTTTTCTGTGTGCCTACCTCTCCAATGTATCTTTTTCTCTGTATTACAACATCAAAATCCTGCTGGAACCGTTCAGCAAGGAAAAGCTGATAAACTCAGGCTTGAAGATCGCTGCTTTTGTCTGCGGTCTGACCCTGCTGTGTGTGGCTATTACCACGCTGCCGCTGTTTGCGGATATGGTCGGGTGGGAAATTCCGGCTGAGTATGTGGATATTTTCAGCAATTTGGTGATTATTGGTGCGGTACT